TAAACCGTGTATGGATGCTTAATAAATAAGCCTGCTGGCATCAAACCATTATTTTCTGAATTAGAAACACCGATTAGTCCTCCCACCTAGATAAGCTCTTACAAATAGGTAAGGACTTTTCAAAGGGTGGGAGGACTATTATCATGCGTACGATACTCTTATGTTACACGCAAGGAAACATTAGATGAAGGTTTAACATCAACATCCAATAGACTTGTTATGTTTGTTTCCAGCTATTTACAGAGCATAACACCTACTGCTAATTATATTGCAGGACTAGCTATTAGATTCTATAATATTGAAACAGAAAGGCAGTTCGCTTTTGATTATGCAGGTAACATTTATACCCGAATGAAAAATCTTCCTAATGGAGAATGGACTAATTGGGAAAGAAAAACAACCTAAAAGTTTTTCCACTCAGACCATTCGTTTTTATTGTTTGAGGTTTTAATTCTAAATCGATAGATTCCATTGCCGAAGGGATGAGCATAAAACTGAACAATACCACCAGATCCACCAAATGACTGGAATACAATCAGTGTTCCATAAGTATCGTTGGCTGGAATTATAGTATATATTCCGTTCTCGGTAATTTCATTCATAGGATCTGTCGAATCTCTAGATGGAATATTTATTCCTCCCTTAGTTTTCAGCACTAATGAAATACCGATTAGTCCTCCCACCAACTGATGCGAGGTCTTCTTTGCTGATTAAAATTGGGTTGCCGGAAGCATCTAATGCACGTACCCATTTTGCGTCACTGTTCTGTGGTAACTGGTTTTCGAATTGATCTGCCATAATTGTAATTTTTTTAAATGGTTATTAAATGATATTTTATAATTCCTGCATAGCTTCTACCATCTGTGGCGAACAGTGTCCAGATACAAAACTCTGTAAATATGTGAACTCATCATCTGAAAGTTCTATATCTCCATCAGAATGGTAAATACGAAGGGCTAAATCCATCCCTCGTATATCACCATACCGATATATCAGATTGGCCAAGTCAAGCCGAACATCCTGTTCCAGCTTTTGAGTATGGTCGATACCAGACCAGAATCGCATTTTTTTAAAGTTTACTTTCTTCATATAGCTGATATTAAAAATTATGATTAACCACAGGTATATTGAACCCAATATCCCTGATCATCCCGTACAAAAAATCTGGATACATCATCATTTATAACCAGAGAGCTTGCACCTCCGGAATTATTGGGATTGCGGAATGAACCGGATAAGGTTATAGCACCACTGCCTGAAACTCTTTTCATATAAAGAATTTTCCCAGCAGGTGAAGCAGATGTACTCGGCATGGTGACTGTGATATTCCCAGAGTTACCAAAAATGAGAAAGTCATCGTTCGCATTGATGGTTGCAGATGATGTTATTCGTCGTGTGTTGACAACAACACCATTAATTCTGGTTTTTTCCGTACTTCTAGCCAAAAGCGAGACATTTCCTTTGGCCTGAATAGCCTGCCCATATCCGGATGCATTACAGAGTGCCTTGATCGCAATAGAATCAGATGAACCGTAAGTTTCAGCACTGATACAGATTCCACTATCGTGTCGTACCTGAAGCATTGCACTTGTACCCCGGTTAACTGAAAATAATTTGGTTGAACCGTTGTTATAGTTACCAATGCTGAGAGACACATCTGCAGCCAGATTACTCAGACTCTTTGCACCGATTGAGAATCCTCCGATAGTTCCGGAGTCTGCGGATATATTACCTATAAATTTACCTGTAATCTCGGCATTGACACAATGGAAATACCCGGTATTCCCATTCAGGATCATGTTTGCAACTCCATTTGTTGACTGTTGTGATTTCATCACACCACCACTAAACATAAACCCTGCGACATTGGCTCCGTCAGAAAACAATGTATCGGTGGCAATATTCACCAGCTTGTTCATTGCTTCCCAGTTATCATCGCCGTTAGCTGATGTCGGTGCATCCGTAACAGTCGAGCCTTGAGTACGAACAAGGAAGTTATAATAAACCCCGTTAAAAGGATGTATTACCTTGTCACGATAGTCTGCACTCCACTCGTATGATTCTCCCGAACGCCATGGGCCACGATCACGTGGAAAAGCCCCCGTAGCCCCAGTAGCACCTGCCTCCGCTACTCCGATTCCTATTTCTGCCACATAATTGTCTGACCAGGCATTAGCTTCCGAGGATGACCAATAAGCACGGACTGCAAACTGTGTGCAGCCGGAAGCCGCCGGAACAGAGATGGAAGCCGACTGCACCGGACCGGCATGAGAGCGCCAGGAACCGTCATATTTTCTTGCAACCAACCAAAGTTCAGCACACTTACCAACAACTCCGTTACGGTTTTTCTTACAACTGACGGTAAAAGCTGACGGAGACATACTGCCAGTCGATGTATAAGCTATTGAACTGCATGAGCTATCCAACCAGTATAATGTCGGTGGCTCAATATTAGTGAGTCGCTGCCAGTCGGGATGCAGTGAGTTTGTTGATGGAGTTCCAGCCAAAAGATATCCCTGTGGTGTACGGACATAATTACCATTATTGTATTTAGCAATGGCATACGGTGGTGCACTGGTATCACGCAGTGCTACAAAAGCATTCTCAGCAAATTCTACCGCTGAGTTTTTCTTGTAAGGAACATTGCCTGAAATCCATGCTCCGCATGGGATAAAGCTGGCACCGGGAGTACCATTCTGTCCGGGTGTACCTTGAGGACCTTGGGGACCTTGAGGCCCCTGCGGACCTGTTGCACCGGTATTCCCCTTATCTCCCTTGTCACCTTTGGAACCGCTCACACATACTGCGTTTGTTGTGGTTTTGGAGTTATCCGTATAAGTGATAACGGAACGTGTCCACATGTATTTCCCATTTTGCCATGCCGGAACTGCTGTTGACCAGCTTCCTCCTGTTGTCGAGGACGAAGAAGCAGACAGATAATATTCTTCAACAATCGATTTCACTCCTTTGCCTGCCGCACCTGTATTGCCGGTTGCTCCTGTATTACCCTTCGCTCCGGTTATACATACGGGAGCTGTTTCCTTTGTCGTTTCATCCGTATATGTGACTTTTGTCTTCGACCACATGTATTTGCCGTTAACCCATTCCGGGGAAGTTGTCTGCCAGCTACCACCTGACAATGAAGTTGCTGATGTGGACATATAATACAGAACATCTACTGATTTAACGCCTACACCGGCAGATCCGGTATCTCCTTTGTCACCTTTATCTCCCTTAACCTTAGTCCATGTGTAAGAAGAAACACTGCTGCTATCAGCCTGTGTAAAATCTACATACTGCCCGATATAAGCACCGGGAGTTTCTCCGTTGTTGGCTGTAAAACTCTTGCCGCCATCATTGGAATATTTAATGTGCAGATAAGAAGTTTTACCATTGGCTCCCGCAGGTCCTTGAATACCCTGATCACCCTTAGGCCCTTGTGCACCCTGAAATCTTGCCCATTTGTAGGAAGTGTAAGATGTAGGTGCTGTGGAACTTTGTGTTACAGCCGTACCTATATAGGTGTTCGGAGTATCACTCATCGGATTACCATTTGAGTTTGCCGAATACTTTACATGGAAATATGATGATGTACCGGGAATACCTTGAGAGCCGGTAGGCCCCGTATCACCTTTATCCCCTTTGGCGCCCTGAGGTCCCGTGTCTCCTTTATCACCCTTGTCTCCCTTGTCACCCTTGATTCTACTCCAGGAATACTTCTTGTAATCGTTACTATCTGCCTGTGTAAAATCTGTATATTGGCCGATATAAAGTTTATTGGTTGAATCGCTGGTACTGAAGCCCGAAGAACCATCTGCAGAGTTGGCATAAGCGATGTGCAAATAAGATGTCTGGCCATTCGTCCCGTTTGTTCCCGGAATACCCTGGTCACCTTTTGCACCCTGTGCACCCTTTGTTTTCATCCATTTATATGCAGAAACACTGCCACTGTCGGATTGCGTAAAATCGACATATGTACCCATCCAGTCTCCTACATCCTCGCCATTATTACCAGTAAAGGTCTTACCCCCGTCATTAGAATATTTAATATGGAAATAAGAGGTTTTACCAGCTGCTCCTGTAGCCCCGGTTTCACCTTTTGGCCCCGGGATACCCTGCTCGCCCTTTTCACCCTGAAGCCCTTGAAGACCACGCGGTCCCTGTTCACCCTGAATCTTGCTCCATGTATATTTCTTGGGATCTGAGCTATCAGCCTGTGTGAAGTCTACATACTGTCCGATATAGGCACCCGGCAATTCTCCATTGTTGCCGGTAAATGTTGAACCTCCATCATCAGAGTATTTAATGTGCAGATAAGAGGTTTGACCGTTAGCGCCATTTGTACCCGGTATGCCCTGATCACCTTTGGCCCCTTGCAATCCTTTAAAGCGTGCCCATGTATAAGCAGCCGGATCGGTACTGTCATCCTCTGAGAAATCAACATACGTGCCGACATAGTCATTAGGTGTATCGGATATATCAGTCGGCTTGACAGGATTCTGTAAGTGCGAGTACTTTATGTGAAAATAGGAACTGCGACCATCTGCTCCAGCAGGGCCTTGTATACCTTGTTCTCCTTTCGGTCCCTGAAGTCCCTGTAAGCCACGCTGACCTTCTGCAACCTGCTTCAGCCAATCCGGATTATTATCAGCAGGTTCTGACTCTGTACCTTCCGGATTGATGCATAGCCATAATGAACCATTATGGGATACTCTATCAAAATAAGCATGTGGCCCAGCCTCCCATGCCCCTTTGTCAAGAGGAACCCGAATCGGCTGACCGGTAATGGTATCCGTCTGGAATATAAGACCGGTCATCAGGATATTTTGTAGTACAGCCGAATAGTTGTCACAGTCAAACCCCTGTACTTTCATTCCTTTCTTTTTCCCCAGCCAGCTTTTCATCTGTGCCGGTTCCGGGTCCCAGGTATTGGCGTTATCAAAGAAAGTAATACAATTGTTCCCGTTCAGAGTATCAAACAGAATGTATGTTTGACGGTCTAGGTCTGTAAAGTTCCCCGTTTGTGCCAGTATCATTTCCTCACCCGGTTCGTAGTTGTTCCCGGGACGATTTACCATTTTGAATGTTTTTGCATCATAGTCGGCTTCTGTCACGCGAAACTGCATTTGCGCAAAACCAGTAAGTTTTCCTTCTTCATTTTTTGTTGTAAAGAAAGCAGACAGAATGTCATCAACAAACTGGCTCAGTGCGTCCGCTTCTGTCAAGTCTGGTATAACCGTAAAACTTCCATCATCATTCTTTATATATGACTTTACTTTGCAACCGCCCCCGGGAGATATAACAGCACGTCCTTTGAAATATGTAATGCGATTATAAGCTATTTCCGGAACAAATAATCGTTTACGAAAATAGCCTGATTCCATTTCCATATTCCCTTCTTCGTCTATCATACCACCAGAAACACCTGTAATGAAATTACCGAATTTTGCTATTTTACTAACCAAGATTCCACCAAGCAATGAAAGAAGGTAATTCGTTTCATCTTGCTGATCTTTCCGAAGAAACATTTTCAATGATCTGAGAGCAGAAAACACATTACTATCTGAAGGGGGAGTTGAATCATTTACTTTGATAACATATACGCTACCACTTCCGTTTCCTGTATACACCTGTCCCTTATAGGTCAGTGCATCAACTTTATCTTCAATTTCTCCAATACGAGAATAAGGCATACTCTCACCTATCGTATAAACAGGCGAATCCCAAGGAACATCAAGACTCATTTCCCATCCCAAGACACGTGAGATACGTCCGTTCTCAAAATAGGTATCATCTACGAGATTTATTCTTTGCCCGAACTCGAATGTGCGTGAAATCAAATCTTCATGCACCCAATCACTTCTTAATGTTACCGGATAGGTACCGTCATCCTTCTTTACCTTCTCAGCATATTTCTGTGCTTTATCTTTCAGCTCTTGCTCAGCCTCCGGGATATACTGATCTGATACAAGCTGGATGTTAAATCCAGAAAGGATATACTTGTCACCGTTTGCAGGATACATCATATCATCTGGCAAAGGGCGGCCGTAGTTCTCATTTCTTACTATCTCCCAAAGTTGTTCGCCCCTACTCTCATCTTTGGGATCAGGATTGAAAATTACACCGAACGCCATGCCGTTCAGTTTACCAGATTGGAAGGTGATCTGAAGCTCCTGTCCTTCGATAATATACTCTTCCTTGAATGTAAGTCCACTATCTTTGTAACGATAATAGGTGACGGTTTCCTTGGTGCCATCCTCACTCTCTACTTTCTCAGTACGGGTGTGTACATCGGAAAGGGTACCAACCTGGCGAGGATAGACATCGTCGAAAACAACCACATCCTCGATAGCTTCTTCCTGTGACATGCCTTCGTATGCGTCTATATAAGGAGTGTCAGCCGGAAGCATAAGCCGTTTCTGGACTATTCCATTGATTACCACTTGCTCGTCGGTAGGCCGGTAGTTTGTAGGAATATTTTTAGTAGAACCAAACGCATAGATACGGGTGGCATAAGTGCCCTCACTTTCGCTGCGAGTGATGTCTGACGCTTCAACTCCTCGCTCTATTTTCACGGCATCACCGAACTCATTTCGCCCAAAATGAATTACGTTATCCGTGATCCAGCAATCGCAGTTCCACTTATCCTCACCCGCCATGGAGAATAGGGCATCTAGCAGATTTATGTTATCATACGTCATCGCTACGGCCTTGTTCTCCACTGTATCATCTATGCTAAATGTAAAATCCGTCCCTTTATAGGTATACCCTAGCGCTTTCAAATTACGAAGGAATACCCCTAACTGAACGTCTAATGCCGCTGTAAGCGACCAAGAAGCCTCACCACCAGCTTGTTCTGGTGTATATTTGAAGATTTTATTTTTCCATTTCCAGTAGTAGGCGTTCATCTTAAGCTCGTAGTCATACCCTCCGGTGGAAGTGTTATAGGTTGGCTTCTGAAGGTCTGTTATCTCATAGATTTTCGCCAGCTTTCCACCGAGTGATTCATCCAATACGCCAGACAGATCTACGTAGTCACCCAGCTTGAACGGTATGGGAGATGGCACAGAAAATGGGAGGATGATGTAGTCCTCTTTCATTAGTGTGAACTTTCCCTTTGCCCCTTTATTAATGGGGGTAGAAAACCTTGTCTTTCCAGATATGTCCTTAATTTCAATCATATCCCCAAAGTTCATAAATAGAAAATGGAAGCCCTAAAAATCAAGACTTCCATTCGAAACAATAAAAGAAATGTTCGTTATTCGCTTCTATCCATCGGGTTTGGTTCGCAAAATTTCCCTGAAACCTTGCCAAAACAACGATCAGGACTTAGTCCATAGGACAGACTTTTCCCTAGGTAAACCAGCTTGTAAACTTCACTTCCGAGAGTCGGGACTTTGATGTTTACTGCACCTTTTTCCAGTTCGGCCTGAAAAGATTTCTTCTTTGTCCGATAGTCGCCTTCTGAGTTTCCTTCTATGGTGAACTGGAGAGTGATTTCACGCGATGCTACTTTTGCATTGTCGGTTATCATTCGCTTCCCATGCTCCAGACGGCTCTCATCTTCGATGTAGTCTTTCATCTGATTGAATCCGTCGATAGCATCGAGAAAACCGTCGCCCATACGGACACCCCATGTGCTCCAGGCATCCTTCCCGTTAATAAATAAATCTCCTGTCATAATCTTGATGTATTACGTTTTACTTCGGCAATGTCGGCCTGCATCTGTTTGATAGGCTTGACAATTTCGCCTGTGTTTTCTCTGATTTGCTGTAGCTCCAGATAGGAATTGGCCAGGATGGTACGTGTCTCGTCGGCGATGTTGTACAATCCGGTTGCTTGTGATGTCAGGGAACCGATGGAACCTCGCAGTTCGGTAATAGCTATCGTTTGCTGCTGTTCTGCCGTCTCAATACGAAGATTGGACTCATATACGGCTGTAAACCGTCCGCTCAGTTCCCCGGCATCCTCGTGCGTCATTTCCGTACCGAATCCGCGGCTGGAGGCCGATTGCTGTTCTTGCGTTTCTTTATTGTCATACCCTACAGCGGAAGCAATATCATCGCGTTCTTTAATAGCATCACTTACGATTCCATTCCATTTGCCTTGTAAATAGTCAAGTTCATTATCATCAAGGGCTCCATCCTCCATTCTTTTGGCAAAATCTTCGTACCATTCATTCAATCTGTCATAGTACAATTCTCCAATCTTGTTTGAAAGCATGGCTCTCATGAAATACTCGGACATGTTGTCGGCAAAATCTTCGGCAGAAGCATCCATATCCATTAGCGTGTCAATGAAACTGTCATACATCGAATCGAATGTCATTCCAGTAAGTGATTCATTGAGTTGTGTTTCCAGTTCTTCTATTTTTCCGGCTTGTTCAATGTAATCATCCAGCTTTTCAGTCAGCCTACCTCCATATCCTCCCTTTCCGGTATTCTGTATCTGCGTCCACATATCTACATTCCCCTTCAAGAGTTTCATTTCTTCAGGAGAAAGATCCCAAAGACTTCCATTCCAGTTCCTTCCTATTTGATTGCTGAAATCATTAATTTGGCTTTGTGTGAATCCTCCCCAGTAATAATTCCAGCTATGATGGTTTCCTGAATAACGGGCTTGTTCCTGTGCTATTTTCAGATAGTTTGCGTTTTGCTCATCTTGATACTTCACGGCTTTCCTTGCAGCATCGACTGATATTGCACCTCTTCCGGCTTTTATGGTGTCATTCAGAGCGTCAATACTTCCCTGAAGTGCTTCATTTCTGTCTGTCAGTCGGTCTATAGCCTCCTGCACCTCCTTGGCATTGCTCCCAATAGAAGTAAGTTTACTGAATCCACCGAAAGAAATAGCGTCAAAAATGCTTCCAATACCTTTCATTAAGGATTCTCCTATAGATACGAACAAATCTCCGGACAGCACATCTTCAATGATTCCAGACACGGCACTGAATACGGAGTCAAGGAGTCCGCTAATTACTATACTTATCCCATCCTTGAATATGTCAATTATAGAAAGAATCCATCCGACAACGGGAACGCTTTCAAGCGAATCAGCAAGTTTTCCAGCAGCCCCACCAACTCCTTTTCCTGCTTGAATCAGTCCATTGTAGATATTTGTGAGTCCTCCGGAAGTTATCTGTTGCAATCCCTGTACCACGTTATCCATATTGGCTTTTAATGCAGTGGCTGTTTCAGACATCCCTTTCTGTGCCTTTTCAACATTTTCTGACTGCATTTGTACATTTGCAGATGCCAAATCAGCATTGCTCTGTGCATTTGCCAATGTTTCCTTTGCTGCATTTTTCTGCTCTTCAGTACCGTTTTTCAACGCATTCTCATATTCTTCCTGAGCTGTGACAAGACGCTCCAATGCATCCGCTTCCTGCTCCTTAGCAAGATTAAGACTTACAACTGAATTTTGATATGCTTGTACATCATCACCAAGTTTCTTGAAATCCAATCCTCCTGCACCTCCAAGAGATTTTTCCATTTGATTAACCGCATCAACAATGGCTTGCTGGCTTGACGCGTCTGAGTTTTTGAACTCATCGGTCTGCATGTATTTCCTGGCATCTTCAAGAGCAGGTTTAATCATATTGGAGAACATTCCTCCGAACTCACCAAATACTGTTACCCAATCTATATTTGCCTTTAAAGCATTTGATTCGATACCGGAAAGTTTGCTGTCCCGTTCTTTCCCTAACCTTATCTTTTCGGCATTTGTTTGGGCTTTGGCTATCTTGTCGGCATATTCTTGTGCAATGGCATACTTACGCTGTTGGAATGTGCCGAATTCTTGAAGATAGGAGTTTAACGCATCCTTTTCAGATTGAAGTTGATCTAAATCTAGGCTGTAAAGTGATTGCTTACGCTTGTTCTCGGTGTTAGTCTTCATCTGCTTCACCTCATCAGTTTCCCCATATTTGGCTTTAGCCTTGTTGTAAGCATCAATCTCTTTTTGGTAATCCAGCTCAATCTGTCTGCGCTTCTTTTCAGAACCTTCTTCCATCAAGTTGATTTCTTCCTGCTGATTGGTCCTGCGAAGCTGAAGGAGTTCTTCTGCAACCTGTTGCTGCTCCTTCTTTTGTCGCTCGGCATCTTTCTTTGCCTGATTCTCTTGTTTGGCCAGAGTGTCTCCTGTTACACCACCGAGCGATTTATATGATTTTTCTGCTGCTTCCAACTCTTCTACAGCTTTCTTATAAGCAGATTCAGTGCCTTTTTTTGCATCCTCTACAGCCTTTAATTTTGCTTCGTAAACAGATTTTGCTTCTTTATATGCTTGCTGATACGTCTTTTCCGATGCTTCCATTTGCGATTCCAGGCCAGATATGGTGCCGTCAATCCCTTTTAGCGCTGCTTGCGCATTATTGAACCGTATTTGAACGTCAATAGGAATTGTTGCAAAAGGAAAATTCTTAATTTTTTCTTGCTCTTCCTGCAATATTTGTCTTGCTATATTGTATTCGCGTATAATCTGCTCACGATTACTTCTTGCTTCCATCAGCTTGACTTCAACAGGTTTCGAGTTTTCCTCTGTTTCCTTTTTCAGTCGATTATATTCGCTCAAGGCTGATTTCCACTTGTTAAGATTTGCTTTTGCTGATTCTATTTGTGAAGCAATTAATGGGGCACCTTGCCCCGCATTTTTTAAAGAAGCATTTAATGATTTTATTTTCTTCTCCCATTGTTGAATATTCTTTAGTATGTTTTCATAACTGTTCTTGTCTCGTTCCTTATTCAGTTCTTTATTTGCTTCTGCAAGATTGAGTACAGCCAGTTGTTCACGGGTATAAGCAGAAGAAAGTGCAGGAGAATACCTTTGCAGTTCCTCATAGGCCTTTATCTTTGAAAACTCTGTTTCTGTCTCATCTTGGATAACACGTATCAGCTCTTCTATCTTTTTCTTGCGTTCCTCTTCCTGATTCGCAAAATTCTTTTGTTCTTCATTGAATTTTTGCTGTGCCTTTTCCGATGCGGTTGTGCTGTCATGAAAGGCCCACATAGTAGCAACAAGCCCGGCAAGAACCGTAGCTACCAGGACATACGGGTTAGCTTTCATAACCGTATTCAAGGCCTTTTGTGCTATCATTTGAGCTTTAGTAACCAGTATTGCAAGTTCCATTCTGGCCGTTAATGTATCCTGAGCTATTCGCACTACAACAAGAGCGGTTTTATATGTCCCGTATGTAGCAATCAGTCCTATCAAAATCTTACCGACAGTTTCATAGTTCTCAATAAGACCTTTCAATCCTGAAATACCTGCAGAAGCAATTCCCTGAGTATCTTTCCCAATCTCATTCAACATTGTATCCCAAGCATCTCCAAGGTTACTCAACTGACCTGTAAGAGACTTAGACTGTTCTTGCATCAGGTTATAATAGATTCCTGATTCACTAGTCATATTTTTGAAGGCCTGTTCTACTTCTTTAAATCCTACCTTGCCTTCCTTTACTAAACCGGAAACTTCATCTTTTGTCACACCAAGCACTTTTGCCAGTTCCTCGTAGATGGGAATACCACGTCCTGCAAACTGACGAATATCGACAGCATAGGCTCTCCCTTGTGTCCTTAATGTGCCATAGAGATAGGCTATTTCACTAAGCTGGGAGCCAACACCAGCGGCTACATTACCAAGCATGACAAGTTCATCACCCACATTTTCAGCTGACGAGCCGTAAGCAATCATTTGCTTGGCAGATGATGCCACCCCTTGAAGGTCGAAGGGTGTCTTTGCGGCAATATCCACCAGCTCTGACATCAGTTTATCTGCTTTTTCCTTACTTTTCAGCATGGTTGAAAAAGCAATTTCAAGCTGCTGGAATTGTCCTCGTACATTGACAAGTTCTGTGGCAAAGTTTTTCAAGGCAGTTACTCCACCTATTACACCAAGTACTTTGGTTAAGGAAACGGACATCTTTTCATTTGCTTCGACCGTTTCACCTGCTTCCTCCTTAAAGGCTGCATATTCATCCTTCAGTCTCTTTACTGAAAGACGGGCTTCAGCCTGCTGCTGAGTCAAACCAAATAAAGTAGCTCTTTCTTCATCGAGAGTCTTCTTTGCAGATTGGTATTCTGATAATAAGCCTGCAGCTCCCGTCGGATTTCTTTTTAAAGCTGTTTTATAAGCATCGCCCAACCGCTTAACATCATGTTCTACGTCTTTGACAACTCTTTTCTGGTCAATAATTTTTTGAGTAAAATCATTTACCGATTGTGATGCATTGTAAATATTGGACTTAAAATCTTTCTCCATCACAGCACCAGCCTTGGCCGCCTCAGTTACCAGTCCCATCATCTGCTGACGGGTGGATGCCAGTTGTGTTTCTAAAGCCTTTGCAGCTGCAGGGGATTTGTTGACGTCCATCTTCTTGAGCTGGGCTTCCAGCTTACTAATCTCATTACGAAGTTTTATAACCTCATCATATTGTGCGCTTACGCGGAATACAAGTGTAGCCATATATTAAAAACTGAATATTAATCGTTTGAAATTACACCTCAATTCATTAATATTCAGTTTTTACGATGATTAATACCAAACAATAAACCTATTGTTGCGTATTTGTGTTTTTTCGATGTCTTATTCTACCATTAGCGTACTCTTTTCGCTTATAAATGTGAGTGTTATCACCTGTTTCTAATATTGTTTTTATTGCTTTTTCAACCCATTCTTTACCAAATTCTTTATATCTGTTTCGCAAAGCATATTGAGAGAGATTTAACCGTTGTGCCCAATCATGTATCGTTAGAGATTTATCGCCAACAGTTATAAAGTTGGATTTATATTTTTGCCTTACATTTTCACTTAAAGTTATCCACCTGCAATTATTAGGCTCATAATTGCCATCTGAATTTATTCTGTCTATTGTAAGATTATCTTTATAACCGCTTACTATTGCCCAATCGTGGAATTTTTGAAAATCGTTTAGCCATTCATCACAAACACTAACACCTTTTTTACCATAATTTTTATATGCTTTTCTTGTGGAATTGCAACAGCGTTCTTTCATTTTAGACCATATATTATATAGTCTTGTGTTTGTCTTACCGTGTTTTGAATTTGCTTTTTTAGTTCTTTCAATTTGTAAACATCCGCAACTTTTAGTTATACCACTATGTAAATTGCATTCTCTGGCGACTATCATTTTACCGCAATCGCATTTACATTTCCATAATGCAACATGATTACTTGCAAATCCAATGTGTTTTAAGGCTATCAATCTGCCAAACCTTTGACCTGTAATATCTTTTATATCAAGCTTTGAACATCCACAACTCTTTGTTATCCCATTTCTCAAATTACTTGAACGAACAACACAAGTTTTTCCGCAATCGCATTGGCAAAGCCACTTAAAATGCTTGTCTTTATCATTAGGTTTTTGTTCTACCTGTTTTAAAACGACAAGTCTGCCAAATCGCAAACCTGCCGTTATTTTAAATGCTTCTCTCATAATTAAGCTGCATCTTTACCCAAAAACTTATTCACAAAGTAAACTTGACCTTTACCTGTTACTTTTGTGGTTGTAGAAACAAGTATCGAACCATCGGGCTTGTTTATTGTTGTCTGCTTCAGTTCAAATAACCCTAAATCCATAGCCTTTTGTGTGGGTTGGTTGTAATATTGACCTTTTGAGCATAAGTAGCCATTTTCACGCATCCAAGCGAACAAACGGTTCTGACCTATATTCACGCCATTCTGCTGCAATATCTTTGCAAGCTCGGCAACCAAACATGAGCGTTGAGAAGTTGAAACTGCATCAGCAAACAAGACTTTAGGCGCATTGACCTTCGCTTCATCTTCAAGTCTAAGATTCTTCTGTTCTAACAAAATTTTTTCTTGTTTTGCCTGTTCAAGACGTTTATTTAATACCTGCATCGCATAAGCTATTGCTTCATCATCATTGCTTATCGTGGTTACACCTGTTTTTAGCAATTCTTTGATACGGTCATTACACCATATCGCAAAAGCAGGATTCAACCAACGGGCAAACTCTAAGGCTACATCTTCGTGCATCCAAGTACCTTGCTCAATACCACCTTTTGTAACTTTCACTAAATCAGCCGAAGTAAGATTTCTTACTTCGCTTAATGCTTGTATAAAATCACGTGTTGATTGGTTTAATAACCAATGCTTTGGCTCTTTACCGAACGGTTTTGCCATCTGTGTAGCATTTATCATCACATTTTCACCACTGATAAATGAAATTTGACTACCTTTGTAATCGTAAACTACTGGATTATTCATAATATTTAGTCGTTTATAATGTGCGGTAGTACCAGTACCGCACATATTATATAAAATAAGGACAAATCTTAAAAGAGGTCTAAAGTGGCAGTTTACCCCTTAAAAGAAATGTCCTAAATATTTTATCTCATACGCAACTGCCACGAAGCGCATTTCGTTCTAAGGCAAAGTTACCAACCGCCAAATATTTGTCCTAAAGATTACCGTGTTCAGAACAAACATTTGGCTGATTGTTTCAAAATTGTCGTGCGTGGGTGTTTTTATGATGCTTTTCTTACCTGATTTATATCTTCTATCTTTTCTGCATTACCTAATCCATAAGTTGCATTATCCATGTGTACGCCAGTAAGTCCGAGCATAGTCTTTCGTTCGCCCCAGCATTTGGCATTAAGGTCTGACAGCATTTTAGATATACGCAATATAGCATCAATCGCATATTTGTTGTCCTCAATGTCAAAATCATCATCCGTAATGATAAAGCTAACAAGGTTAGTCAGACTTGAAGCCAAGTCTATACTGCTATACATGTTTAAAATACCCTTGCCAAGTGTGGCTAACTCGAAAATTTGGTCTGCTGTAAGGCCACCCAATTTTTTACTAACTTCTGAAAAATCCATATCTATTGTTTTTAATGTTACCATTCGTTTAACTGTTCTCTTAGCTCATTGAATTTACCGTTTTTCAGAAGTTCAACTTCGGTATGAAAGTTTACATCTGTCAAACGATACTCTATTAAAGCACGCTTATAATCGTTGCCTTTCTCGTATGCCGATATAATTCTTTTCATCTGGTCGGCTGTTAACCCCCATCCATTTTTACGATTAAGGTTTCTTGCTCTCTGCATATCGCTTTCTCTTAGTTCTATCTTTGCCATAATTACATCATTTTATAGTTTTTATTTACTGAAACAATTTCAATACGAGCATTTAATAATGCTACTAATTTTTCATCAAGATTCTGAAATGCTGATTCAAACTTATCAAACAAATTATTATAGTTGACTTCATCATCATTACTAACTATATCATCTACATTGTTGTATAAATCGCTTAATGCGGCACGGCATTTCATTAACATTTTTGTTTTTTCGCTAATCTGAATACTGCTTGCATTCATTACCATTTCTGTGCTCATAATTATGCTATTTTTATAAGATTACACTTCTTGAAACATCTGTATTCGTTTTTCTCTGTATCAAAGTACACCTGACAGTTATCTACCGTTTTCTTCGTACCCTTTGTTTCTGGTATTCTACCACTCATTAAAGTACCGAAAGCCTGACGCAGTGTGCCGTCTGTTTTCTTGAAATAGAACTCAACCACCTTCTTATGAAGCAATGCACGAAGTTTGATATTAGTCCAAGCGCATTTCAATGCTTCACTCATTGAATAACCGTTCTTGCGTACAAATGACCAAGCAAGGTTCATAATCTCTTTTAATAGGTTTCTCTTTTCTGTTGCCATAGTTCTTATATTTTATTTAATTATACATTCTTGTATATGTTTTGTTGATTATCACGTTGCAAATATACAAACTTGTATAATTGCAAACAAACATAAATGTATAATTCTGTGCTTGTTTAACATTATTTTATTCTTTAAATATACATTTATGTATAATTCGCTTTATATTTGCACTACTGAATCAATTATACAAAAATGTATGAAGTATAGAATACAAGAAATATGTAGAGAAAAAGGTATTATGATGAAAGACCTTGCTGTACAAATGGGTAGAACCCCGGAGAGTTTAAGCCGTTCTTTAAGCAATGGTACAACAACAAAAATGCTTGAAGAAATCGCAAATACATTAGGTGTTCAAGTAATAGAGCTTATTGATGGATATATACCATCATCTGTAAACAGCCAGTCTTTAAATTCCGAAGTAAATGGCTACGTGAAAGTGAAAGGAACTCTCTATGAGGTTCATTCTTTTGAGGATTTGGAGAAACTATTAAAAATGAAAGATTAAACATCATGGAAACGCCTACTAAAGAGAATACCCTTTATTTACCTATAAAGCAAGTTTATTTTGACCAGATAATAGCAGGTACAAAGAAAGAAGAGTATAGAGAAATCAAAGAGGGTATTACCGCAAATCGTTATTTGCTCAAAGATAAAAACGGCAAATATGTTCTTAATCCAAATGTAACCCAACCAAATAAAGAATATTTCATTGACGATTATAACAACGGAAATTTTCCGTTTGTGCCTAAGCCTTATAAATACCTGTATATTGCCGTTGGTTATGCAAAGGAACGTGATACAGCTTTAGTAGAAGTTGACGGATTTAGATTCATACCTAATATGATACGTGCTGATTTATATGCTTTTTGGCAAATAGCTTTTCATTTAGGTAGAATAATAGAAATACATAGAAAATAAATAAGGCGGGAAATCCCGCCTTAAATTATCCGCCATTAAGCCCCATATATGTACGTGTACTAAACTTACGTGCATATTGCTCGTCTGTAAATTGTCCCATATTTCCTACACGGGAATGAATATTACGTGCATACCTGTGATATGCCGTATTTACTCTTCTCATTCTGGCATCAGATATATTGCTCTGAGCCAACCGCCATCTTTGAGCGGCTAAATCGTCTAAACTTTTTCTTCTGACTCGGCTTTAAAATTTAATTGTTAGACAAATATATAAAATCTCTGATAGTATAGCCATATTTATTTTTTATTTCTTCTTCTGCGTGAAGCCATATCCTTACCCTTCACCTTTGTAACCTTCGTTCCGGTAATGGTGTGGAGTTTATCACGTTGCATTAATATTAAGTTTCTGTATGGTATCTCATAGACCACTTCCCGATAAGACAGATGCAGATTTTCCATGAACGATGCTATCTGACCAAGAAGAGTATCATTTCCTACAACCTCGGTTTCGCTGCCAGCAGACTTACGTTCTTCGCCAAGCTGACAGCTTTCAGAAAAACCTTTGAGTCAATCATGGACAATGCTTCCTCCAAAGCGTTCACGTTCTCTTCGTATGTTCCATTGGCTAACTCCTCACTCAAACTCTCATCACCTGTAATCAACCACGATAATGCCTTACTATAGGCTTTACTCTCTCCTAAAGAGAACAGAACTTCTTTCAGATTGTCCGCTTCTTGTACTCCAGACAAATGAGAGATTGCACCTGATAAATTGTTAACAGTAGGAGGATAAACAGTATATGCTTTCCCATTAGCCAATGTATTGAAACGAAGGGAAAATAAAAACAGATAAAATCTATATAAATACTGATTATCAATGTATTA